CTGACGTTGCGGGTATTACACAGGTGACAGGGCATAAGAATATCGGCTCGCTTAAATCTTATATGGTGAACACATACAGTGGTGCATCAAAGGCTCTGGCAACAAGAGGCAACAAAGACGATGAGTAATTGGAGAAAACATAGACAGTATGCCGAGGATGTCACCTCAGTGAATGAGCCACACTACCGAGGCAACTGCCCTTTTTGTGGTGGCAAGGGTACATTCACTGCAATGCGAGACACAGGCACACTGACATACAACTGCTACAAGCTAGGCTGTGATGTGTCGGGTATGTTTGACACTGATATGTCTGCGCATGAGGTGATGCAGAAGCTACGCCCAGCGCCTAAGAAAGAGAAGAAAGAAGCCGAGACTATGGTTATCCCTGAGCATGTAGTAGATCCGCTACCAGAGCATCACCTACACCATAAGTTTGTGGCTAAGTGGGGCCTAGAACGTCAACGCCTATTGTATGACATCAAAGGTAACCGTGTTGTGTTCCCGATCTACCACAAGGGTCGCATGATTGATGCTACTGGTCGAGCTGTGGCGGGTGCATTGCCTAAGTGGTATCGCTACACAGGCGCAGCCGACTACTACACTATAGGTACAGGTGGTATACTTTTGATTGTAGAAGATACACTTTCGGCTATCATTGCCTATCAATCTGTACCAGGTATAACCAGTATGGCTATCTTGGGTACAAACTTAAGTAGTCCAGTACTAGCCAAATGCGCAGAGTACGATCAAATTATTATAGCCCTTGATCCAGATGCATCAGCTAAGACTATTGAGTTTAAGCAACAGGTAGAGGCGTGGACAGGGTTGCCCACCTATGCTATGCGATTAAAGGATGACATCAAGTATCAGGTGGAGGAAGACATGGAGCATCTGAGATGGTTAGTGTAGGTAATTATATACACAGGGTATTGACAGCACTATCTGTGCTATTGAATGTACTGCTAGGTGGTGATAACAATCAGACATTCTCTGCACGTAACTGGCAATGGAAGAAACAAGGGAAGCCCAACATCGTATGGCTCATTGATGGTGTCATAGGACAAGCACACTGTGCATTGTGTTGGGTATATTGGAAACTTAGAAAGGACTGGCTATGACTAACCAAATCACAGCAACTTACATTAATCACTGTGGATCAGATATAACAACCGTTAATGCAGCACGGGTGTCCTTTGGTAAGAAGAGTGGGTGGGAATACCATGACAGTCAGACTATGCGTCTGTCTGACCGTGACACTAGGCTGATAAAGTACCTAGCCAAGCACAAGCATATTAGCCCCTTCGGTCATGCCTTTGCATCCTTCCATGTCAAGGCTCCTGTGTTTGTGGCTCGACAGCTAGTCAAGCATAAGTTCCTACGTTGGAATGAGATCTCACGTCGTTATGTGGATGATGAACCTGAGTTCTACGAGCCTGACACATGGCGTGGACGTAGTGCTGATAAGAAACAGGGCAGTGATGGTGTACTAGAATTAGACAAGATGTACTCTCACGCACCCTATGAACACATAAAGGATGTATTCCAAGCAGAACCTGAAAAGTATGGTGAGTATAAAGATAGCCTAGTCCCTGATCTAAGCCTACTAAATCAGGTACATGAATGCGATGAATATGTCATAGCTATCTATAGGAAACTTATAGAGGCTGGAGTAGCCCCTGAGCAAGCACGTATGGTACTGCCACAGTCTACTATGACAGAGTGGTACTGGTCAGGTTCACTCGATGCCTTTGCTGATATGTGTAACCTTCGGTGCAAGGAAGACACACAGTATGAGACACGCTTGGTAGCTGATCAGGTATCTACTATCATGCAAGACCTGTTTCCAGTGTCATGGGCTGCATTAATGGAAGGACAAGATGATGACTGATACTGTAGGTGAAATGAAAGTGACAGACTACAAAGAGCATGAAGATGGTAGTGCCACTGTAGAGTTCGATATGGACGATACAACAGTAGCCTTGGCTCAAGAGCTTGGCTTAAAGTTGTTGATCTATTGTGGTGCTACAGGTACTGATATTGACTATGTGTTTGACAGTATCTTAGGAAAGGAAGATAACTATGACTAGCATGGCATACCATATAGACCACACCAAACCAGAGGAAGGACAAGAGGTTATTCTCTTTGGTCGTGATGAAGACAACACCTACACTCACATATCTATTGCTACCTATGAGGATGGTGAGCTGTGGTTCAACATGCTGTATTACGATGCAGTGAAGGCTATTGGTGAGGCCAGGTTCAAACACTGGATGCCTGTACCATCATTGCAACGCACTCGTGTCTGGACAGAATGTGTGTCATGTGGTGGCCCAGCGCAGGGTGATATGTGTGGGTTCTGCTTGGAGGAAGAGTAATGTTCACCGTAGAATACGAAGAAGATATGACTATCGTTGTAGCTATGGATGAGAACGACAGGCAGGAGGATGTACGACTGCACTTCACGCCAGAGGGTGACGTGTATATGCTGCAGTATGTTGATGAGATAGAAGATCAAATCATCGTCATGACATATCAACAATGGAAAGACCTGATGGCTTGCATGTACGCAACAGAGGGTATGTTTAAGGTAGAAGAGCATGGAATTATCTAATTGGATCGACATGGGTACGGGTGCGCTTGTTATGTACTTACTAGCCCTACCTTTGTTGGTATTCGTATCAGAAGCAGTAGATGAGGAGGATACTTATGCGCCTTTGCGGTTTGCATTGCTATGGCCTATCATCTCGATATTCGTAACACTCAAACTTATGTTAGGAGATGAGGGATAATGATGGAGTTAGGACTTCTTAAGTCTTTATTGGAGAGAGACTTCTACGATCAACACAAGGGTATTCGTTGCCCAGACAAGATCTTCACTAAAGATGTACGCAAGATAAAACAATCACTCGATGCAGCTATGGAAGCCTATGATGGTGACATCAGTGTGTCGGATCTGGAGGCTGTATTCCATAAGCAGAACCAGAGCATGACAACAGCTACACGTACAGCATACGATGACCTATTTAATAAGCTTGGCAAAGTAGAGCCGATCAAGAAAGAGATTGCTGAAGATACGCTGTCACAAATGTTTCAACAGTGGGTTGGCGACCAGGTTGCCTCACTAGGTTTTGACTTTGTGAATGGTAAACAAAATAGCTTAGAGCCTTTGCGGAGATTGCTCGATGACTATAAGAACGACTTTACGCCTAACCTACGTGTCGATTGGGACGATATTGATATTGACACTCTACTTGCAGCTAACGATCTTCAAACCCAGTGGAAGTTCAACGTCCCAAGTCTGCGACGGAAAGTGGAAGGCATCTCAGGGGGACACCTTCTGCTTGTTGGAGCTAGACCCAATACAGGTAAGACCTCTTTCCATGCCTCACTGATTGCAGGTGCAGGGGGTTGGGCATCACAGGGTGCTAAGTGTATTGTGCTATGCAACGAGGAAAGCTATGAGCGTGTCGGCGCACGCTACCTCAGTGCTGCGTGTAACATGAGTATGGAAGAGATTAAGGGTAACGTATCCTTGGCTCGATCTCGGTATGAACCTGTTAAGAAAAACATTCGTATCAAGGACAGTACAAACAAGGACATGCAATGGGTTGAGGCTGTCGTAAAGAACGAGAAGCCTGACATTGTTGTACTCGACATGGGTGACAAGTTTGCTACCAAGAGCAGCGACAAGTCCGATGTGTACCTGAAGGATGCAGCTATCTATGCACGTAACATTGCCAAGCAATACAAGTGTGCTGTGATCTGGATGTCTCAGTTGTCTGCTGTAGCAGAGGGTAAGGTCTTTGTTGACCAATCCATGATGGAAGGCAGTAAGACAGGTAAGGCTGCGGAAGCGGATCTCATGGTGCTTATCTCTAAGAACCCTGTTGTTGAGGGTGCAGAAGAGGCAGACACACAGCGTCACTTGAACATTGCTAAGAACAAACTCAAGGGCGGCTACCACGGTGTGATCCACTGTGAGCTTGATGGCGCACGGAGTTTATACACAGCATGAGACTTGTACTAGACGTAGAGAACAGCATCACTAATCGGGATGGCAAGAGCCACATTGATCCGTATGAACCTGGTAACACTTTAACCCAAGTAGGTATGCTCAATGCGGATCGGCCTGAGGAGTTGCACATTGTTACACTAGATCATGATGAACAGAAGGATACGTCAGGTAAGGGTAGAGACTTTGTGCAACACGCATTGAACATGACAACGCTCTTGATCATGCACAACGCACAGCACGACTTGATGTGGCTCTGGGAGAGTGGTTACAAGTATGATGGTGACATCTATGATACCATGCTTGCAGAGTATATCTTATTGCGTGGGCAGAAGCAGCCTCTAAGCCTAGCAGCATGTGCTGAGCGTCGTGAGCTATCTGTGCAGAAGGATGACACACTCAAGCGGTACTTCAAGGAAGGATACAACACAAATGAAATACCTCTCAATGAGCTTAGCTTTTATCTTAG